CCTTTGCGGGGCGGTTTTTGCGTTTTCAGACGGCCTGAATTTCAGGTTTTCTAGCCATGCCAAAACTGGCAAACGGCAAAAGGGGCGGCTTAGCCGTTGAGGAAGATGACGCGGACGCTTCCAAATAAACAGGGGGTCGCGCCCCACTCTCCTTGTTGGTCTCTGTAAAAAACGCGGAGCAAGTGAAACAGCGTTTGCCCGGCCTAATGGTCGCCTGCCATGACAGGCTGTAAAGTGGTTCTTGCACATAGCCCCTGCCGTCATCGGTATGGGGCTATCCCTTTTATGTTGCTGTGTTTACACTCCTTGCCGTCTAAATTCTGATTAGGGTCGGAATTTGGCGGCTTTCTTTTTCTGAGAGGTTCGATATGAGCGAGAAAGAAAAACGCCCTATCGGGCGTCCGACGAAATACAAACCTGAGTATGCTACACAGGCGCAGAAGTTGTGCTTATTAGGTGCAACGGATGATGATATGGCTGATTTTTTTGATGTGGACGAAGCTACAATCAACCGATGGAAACATGATTTCCCAGAGTTTTGCGAGTCCGTAAAAAAAGGGAAGATGTTGGCGGATGCAAATGTCGCTGACCGACTGTATCAGCGTGCTATGGGCTATGAAGCCCCTGACGTAGATATTCGGGTAGTTGGTGGAGAAATTATCCAAACCCCACTGACGAAATATTACCCGCCTGACACGCCTGCTGCTATTTTTTGGTTGAAGAATCGCCAACGTGGGAAATGGAGCGATAAATCGGAGCTTGACGTTAAATCGAGCGATGGCAGCATGACGCCAACGGTACGGATAGACGCGGAAGAGTATCGTAAGATAGCCGAAGACGTTTTGCGAGAGATTTAGCATAAAATGCTAATCTTATAGACGGCTTTAATGCCATTTTAAATTAATCTTCCAAAGGAATTTAAAATAAAATGGCATTAAAGCAGTTTGACGAGAAAGAATTGTTTGTTACACGCAGCCTTTGTTTTGAAAGCCTGTATGTATTTACGCGCTGGATGTTCCGAGAACGCCGCGGTTATCAGTGGCTTCAGGCGCGGCACCACGCCCTAATCTGTAACGCACTTGAGCGTGTTTTCAATGGCGAAACAAAACGCCTGATTATCAACATCCCGCCGCGCTACTCGAAAACGGAAATTGCGGTAGTGAACTTTATCGCGTGGGCGATGGGGCGTGTGCCTGATTGTGAGTTTATTCATGCGAGTTATTCGGCGACACTGGCGGTCAATAATTCCGTGCAGATTCGGAACTTGGTACAGCATGAAGAGTATCGGGCAATATTCCCAAATGTGGAACTTGAAAGCGAAAGCAGCAGCCATTGGAAGACGACCGCAGGCGGCGTGATGTACGCGACAGGCGCAGGCGGTACGATTACCGGTTTCGGCGCGGGTAAACAGCGTGACGGCTTCGGCGGGTGCATCATCATTGACGATCCGCACAAAGCTGACGAGGCCCGAAGCGAGGTTAGGCGGCAAAACATCATTGACTGGTTTCAAAATACGGTCGAATCGCGGAAGAATAGCCCCGACACGCCGATTATCTTAATTATGCAGCGTCTGCACGAGAAAGATTTGGCGGGCTGGCTGCTTGACGGCGGTAACGGCGAAGAGTGGGAGCATTTATGCCTATCTGCCATTCAGGAAGACGGTACGGCGTTGTGGCCTGAGAAACACGACATCGAAACACTGCGACGAATGGAACAAGCCGCGCCGTATGTGTTTGCCGGGCAGTATTTACAACGCCCTGCCCCGCCTGATGGCGGCACGTTCAAGCCTGACAACCTGCAATTTGTGAAAGCACTGCCCGCTGGGAATATCCGATGGGTACGCGGATGGGACTTGGCGTCCACTGCGAACGACGGCGACTACACGGCGGGAGGCAGGCTTGGTGTTACAGAAGATGGGCGGTACATCATCGCCAACGTTGTGCGCGGACAATATGGCGCAGACGAGCGGGATAGGATATTGCGAAACACGGCGCAAAAAGACGGCGTGAAAACGAAAGTGTCCATCCCGCAAGACCCCGGTCAAGCTGGTAAATCGCAAACCCTGTATCTAACCCGTCAATTGGCGGGTTTTTCTGTATCTGCTAGCCCCGAATCGGGCGATAAGGTTACGCGCGCCGAACCGTTCGCCGCACAGGTCAACATCGGTAATGTGATGGTGTTGGATGACGGCACATGGGATACGGGCGCGCTTATCGCTGAAATGCGTATGTTCCCAAACGGTCAGCATGACGACCAAATCGACTGCCTGAGCCGTGCATTTAGCGAGCTACTGGACACCCGAACAGGGATGATTGATTACCTGCGTTCGCAGGTTGAGGCAAACAAATGAGTAAAAAGACACCATTATCACAAGGCTTTATTGCCCGCGCGGTCGCTGGTGTCCGTTACGCCTTTACCGGCAATGCGGACGGGTGGTTTGACGCAGGCGAGCCTTTAGCCCCTGTTGCGCAACAGGCAGAGGGTCGGCGGTTCGATTATGAGCCGTTTTACAACGTCGGGCATTCCAAGCCGCGCGAACGTGAGGCGATAGGCTTTGCGCAATTACGCGCCCTTGCCGATAACTACGACGTGTTGCGTTTGGTTATCGAAAAGCGCAAAGACCAAATGGAGGGGCTGAAGTGGACGATTCAAAAGCGCGATGTCGAGTCAACCAAGACCAACGAATCACAGCGCAAAGACCGAAAGGTCGATGAAGCGATTGCGTTCTTTCAGTCGCCTGACAAAGAGCATACATGGTCGGATTGGTTGCGTATCTTGCTGGAAGACTTGTTTGTCATTGACGCGCCGTGCATCTACCCACGCAAAACACTGGGCGGCGATTTGTACGCCCTTGAAGTGATAGACGGCGCAACGATTAAGCGCGTGCTGGACAACACAGGCCGCCTACCCTTGCCGCCTGAAACGGCGTATCAGCAAATCTTGCACGGCATGGCGGCGGTTGACTACACGGCGGACGAGTTGATTTACCGTTCGCGTAACAACCGAAGCTACAAGGTTTACGGCTATTCGCCCGTCGAGCAAATCATCATGACCGTGAATATTGCCCTAAAACGGCAACTTCACGCGCTGGAATACTACACGGCGGGCAGTGTGCCTGACGCGCTTGTCGGCGTGCCTGAAGCGTGGTCGGCTGACGAAATTCGGCGATTTCAAGAGTATTGGGATTTACTGTTGTCGGGTGAGACGGCGGAACGGCGCAAAATGCGTTTCGTGCCGGGCGAGTTGGCCCGAAACTTTAAAGAAACGAAGCAGCCACCGCTAAAGGACGTTTACGACGAATGGCTGGCACGCGTCGTCTGCTTTGCGTTTAGCGTCGAGCCTACGCCGTTCGTGGCACAGGTAAATCGCAGCGTGGCAGAGACGAGCCGTGAACAATCGCTTTCAGACGGCATGAGTAGTCTGAAGAACTGGGTGAAAGCCCTGATTGATGACGTACTTGCCCGCTATATGGATATGGCGGCTTATGAGTTTGTTTGGAGGGAAGAGGAATCACTCAACCCGAAAGAACAGGCTGAAATCTACGCCATCTACAAAAACGCAGGCATTCTGACCGCTGACGAAATCCGCGCCGAACTGGGCAAGGAGCCATTGCCGGAGCAGACTGAACCAAATCAGCAAGATGACCAACAGCCTGAAGAGCAGCCGAACCAAGAGGCTGAAAAGCTGGGAAAGTCGGAAAGCCCGATGAGCGAAGACGAAGCCGCCGCGCTTATTGAGGCTTATTTGCTGACGCGTGTTGACGGCTTGGCTGAACAAATCGCCGCGCTGATTGATGGGGCGGCTGTTGATTGGCAGGCTGAAGACCTGACTGCCGAACTGAACCGAGTAGCAAAAATCGTTACCGACGGTTTGGACTTTGGCGAGTGGGACGGCTTGTCTGATGTGGTCGAACCGATAATCAGGCGGGCGGCTGAAGATGGGGCGGTTGCCGCCTTGTTGCAGGTCATGCCTGACCCTGCTGTCGGTATGGTTACGAACATTCGCAGCCGTGCCGTCAAGTGGGCGCATGCCCGAGCCGCCGAAATGGTCGGCATGAAGTGGGTAGGCGGCGAGCTTATCCAAAACCCTGCCGCCGAGTGGCAAATCACAGAGGGAACGCGCGAAATGATACGCGCCCAAGTGGTTGAAGCTATGCAAAACGGCGACAGTGTGCAGGAATTGGCAGGTCGTCTGAAAGAATCTCACGCCTTTAGTAATACCCGCGCCCGAACCATTGCCCGAACAGAGACGGCGATGGCAGACGGTATAGGCAACCTGATAGGCTGGGAAGAAACGGGGCTTGTTGCCGGTAAGCAGTGGATAACCGCCGAAGATGACAAGGTTTCCGCGATTTGCAATACAAACGGCAAGATGGGTGTGATTGGTCTGCATGAGCATTTCGCGCATGGTGGTATGACACCGCCCGCTCACCCTAATTGCAGGTGTACGGTCGTCCCTGTTTTGGCAGATGATATGCCAAAAGTTTAGTTTTTACTGGTGGTAGTGATGGGTTTGCCGCTCTCTTTACGGGGGGCGGCTTTTTTTTGGAGTAACGAATGGCAAAGTTATACGCAGAAATCGCCAAAATGGAAGCACAGGATGACGGTACCGTCAAAGTTTGGGGTTATGCCTCAAGTGAGGCGGTCGATTCAGACGGCGAAATCATCGCGGCGGAAGCAATGAAAGCAGCCATTCCCGGCTATATGAAGTTTGGCGCGGTGCGTGAAATGCACGGCTCAAACGCGGCGGGAACGGCTATCGAAATCAACGTCGAAGACGACGGGCGCACGTTTTTTGGGGCGCACATCGTTGACCCTGTTGCGGTTACGAAAGTCAAAACAGGCGTTTACAAAGGTTTTTCAATCGGCGGCAGCGTCACCGCCCGCGACGAGTTGAATAAGTCGCAAATTACGGGCTTGAAGCTGACAGAAATCAGCCTTGTTGATCGCCCTGCAAATCCTGACGCGGTGTTTACCTGCTTTAAAGCAGATAAGCCCAAAGACGGCGAAGAGGCTGATAAGGACGACAAGCCAGCCGATAAAGCTGACGAAACGCCTGCTGACGATGCCGAAAAGGCAGACGACGACAAGAAAGATGACAAAGAAGACGGCAAGAAAGACGAAGCCGAGAAATCGGCAAGCGTTGAATTGTCCGAATCTGAAATCGCCATCTTGAAAGCAGTTTTGGCAAAGGCTGAGAAGCCGAAAGACGAGCCTGTCGCTAAATCAATGTGGCAAGTCAAATCACTGGCTGATGTGTTGATGTCGCTGAAATGGCTGATTAATGATGCTGTTTACGACGGCACGGACGAAACCGTTATCGCGCAAATCAAAGAATCAGCAGCCAGCCTTGCCGAATCGTTGAAAGCTTTGACGATAAGCGAAGCCGATAAGCTGGTCGATGGATTGGCAGCCAAAGCCGACAAATCAGACGACCTTGCCAAAGCCGAATCGGTGGACGAATTGGCGAAAGCACAAGACGCGCTGAAAAAATCGAATGACGCACTTGCCAAAGCGCAGGCGGAAATTGAAAGCCTGAAGAAACAGGCAGCCCCGCCGAAAGGCAACACCAAAGCCATCGGCAAGGCAGAAGATAACGGTGA